AAGATCACTCACGTTTCTGGTTTATAATCGCATATGTTTTGCCAAAGTCCCCTGGGCTCGGAGGGAGTCGGACTCCGAGGAGTTTGGAGTTTGTGATTGGATGTTGGGGTTGGGGAAAACGGATTTTAGTGATTAAGAACTATTAGAGCACAACTATGCCTTCCATTGTGTATGGCGGTCTACGATATACACAAACAAGACATGCGATCTACTGTAAGAAGTGTAAGGAAACACTCGAAAGCAAACATGTACATGATTTCAAAATGTGTTCCTGTAAGGCAGTAGGAATTGATGGGGGGATTTCTGCTGGAAATCGCATAGTAGGACAACTATCGGATATGGAAAATAGAAGCATGTATTGTGCGATTGTTCAGAAGAAGAAGGTATGGCTACCAATTGAAGGTCTAAAAACGGATCCATCTAATTCAATCGACTAACTCACAATGCAGAACTTTCCCTCTCACTATTCTAAACTCGAACGCGAACTATTGACCGACGCACACCAAGCCATTACAGCCTGTGACCTTTGGGAGTGGATGAAGACGTATACCCCAGACAAAGACAAAGGTTTCGTGTTTTCAAGCCATCCAAACATTGATCGTATCAATGCAGCGATGAAGTATCAAGGACACAGTGGAGGTTCGTATGGATGGACGATGCGAACGATGGAGAACATTGCCAAACTCGGCTGGGACGAAGCTTTGAACCCACCCTGTCCGTGCCGTAGAGCAAAAGGATTCACCGTTGGTTGGTGCGGTGTAGCCGGTGGAGGCGTGCCTGGTTGCGAGCATTGATTTACAAATGTCCTACGATAGAGTGTAATGTCTATCCTCTCTCATATGTTTAGACCTTCCTATATCCAACAACCTCCTGCCTTCTTCCATCCTCGGATCCTCGTCGGTCCTGGAGTGTTTTTGACTCCAGCCTTTGTTGAGAAATACAACATTACTCATGTGATCAATTGCGCACACGATGAGTTTTCACCGCCGTGGTGGAGGATGAGGTTTCCGAATAAATACGAAGTGATCAACGCAATTGATTCACCTGATGTCAATATACTGTCGTGGTATCCACTGTTTGAAGAGATACTACATACGTTCTTACGTGAAGGCACTGGAATGGTCTATGTCCATTGTCAAGCAGGGATGAACCGATCGGCTTCATTGGCTCTCGCCTATTGTGGACATCATTTTCACGTGAATACCAAGGATTTGATTGCGTCAGTTCGTCGGCAAAGACCGTGCATTCTTCAGAATAGAACCTTCATAGACCAAGTAGAAGAGTTTGTAAATGGACGTGTTTAAAGTGAGAAAGTCAAGGGAGTCACATTCGGTTCCAAACGCAACCGGTACTCTGGATTCTCTCCATCAGGGGATTGTTCAGACGTTAAAAGACACGAAAACGATGCAGAGCACTCTGAAAGCCGAGTATGACACCTTGAAGGCAGAGATTGAGACCCTTCATTTGAACAATGAGATTGATGGCATTGTCAAGGCAACCCAACTTCAAAGTCGGATCCGCGAAATTGAAGAGGAACTTGAACATGTGCATCCAGTCCAAGAGTATTACTTGAAAAACATGGACTTGTTGGATGAATATTATCGTAAACAAGATACGACTACCACGATGCAAACGTTGCAGCCTAAAGATACGTCAACATTCATGCGCTTTTTCAATGGAGGTATTCCCACCGATACTGGACCCAGTCGCAAACAGATGTTTGACGAATACGTTCAGCGTATGAAGTTATCCAATGGTCCTGAAATCGTTCAGTTGTTGACCGAGCATTGTATCCAGTGTAATGTTGCACGTGAAGAAATATCATCAGAAGGTATTTTAGTCTGTCCACGATGTGGGTCGGAAGAATACTCGTTGGTTGTCTCAGACTTTCCCAGCTTTCGTGATCCACCGAAGGAGCGCAACAACTATGCCTACAAGAAGATTAACCATCTCAATGAAATATTGAACCAGTTTCAAGCAAAGGAGTCTACTATCATTCCAGAAGATGTGATGAATGAAGTCATTTTGGAAATCCGTAAACGTCGCATTGACAATATTGCGGATTTATCGGAGGACGACATACGACAGATTTTAAAGAAGCTGAACAGATCTAAGTATTATGAGCACAGGGCCCACATCCTCTCTCGACTCAATGGAAATCCGCCTCCCACCATTACCCCTGAAATTGAAGAGAAAATACGAGCCATGTTTCAAGATATTCAAGCTCCTTTTCTGCTTTACTGCCCGAACGACCGCACGAACTTCTTGAGTTACTCGTACATCCTCTACAAGTTCTTCGAGCTGTTGGAGTTGGACGAATACAAAGTATTCTTTCCGTTATTGAAATCACGAGACCGATTGATCGCCCACGACCAAATCTGGAAAAAGATTTGTGACTACCTGAACTGGGAGTTTATTCGCAGTGTATGAATAAAATGGATAGTTCAAAGTGTTATAATAGAAAGAAAGACGGACAATATCTTGGTAAGTTTGTTAGAACAGAAAACTATTACCCAGATGGACCTGACCGTGGTGGTTCAACAGATCACTATTTTATAAAAGATGGTGCTGAATATAAAGTTGGTGGGTATTATAATGATTCCGATCGCTATCAAGAGACTCCATGTATGGGGAATGTGGACTTGAAAGCCGTTCCTAAGCCTTCTACCGTTACTAATACTTCTACCGTTACTAATACTTCTTCATTTGCTAAGGCCGTTCCTAGTTCTAATTGCTTCGTAGCAGACGAGGAGAATGGAAAATACGTGTGTCCGGAGTGTAAAGCCGTAGAAGGCGGATCGAAACGCATCATCACTCATCTTTTTAACTGCAAAAATAAGAGTATGCCAAGATACTGTCAGCAGGGCGCTAAACGCAGTCGCACCAAGAAGTCCAAGCGTAGTAAGTCACGAAGCAAAAAGGCGCGTAAAACTCGTCGCAGCAATAAGTAAATGTCACTGCGTGCAAGGGTTGATGACTTCTGTAAGACAGCCACAGGGCTTGGAAAGAAGATTGAGACACTGGAGTTTGAGATCAAGACCCTTAAAGAGAAGTTGAATGCTGCAAAAACTGTCAAGGCGAAACCGACTTCGGCTCCAAAGAAGACTCGCAAGGTGAAGAGTGTCAAGGCGGTTGCGGAACCAATGAAAACAACTCGCATGAAGATGACGGATGAGGAGAAGGCGCAACGAAAACGTGAGAGGGAAGTAGCAAAGGAACTTAAAAAACGAGAGGAAATGGGTCTTCCTCCAGTAATGTAAAAACTCAACTACTTTAAGTGGGAGGTCAGTTTAAGTACTCATCTCCAGCACGAACGGCAGCGAGTCCACTTCCAGCCGGTTTTTTCCTTCGTTCAAGTGTTTCGATTCTCGAACGAAGATTTGCAACTTCTTGAATAAGGTCTAGGAGTGTACAGTCTTTGCACTGTATGTAGTAGGTCAGTCTATCCACAGGTATACCTGTCAGTTTGGATGCGTCTTCAATCTTCATGCCCTTTTGAACCGAGTTGTATCCAATTCGCTTCAATTGTGCAGTAATGCCATTCGTAGTTCGGCTGACTTCCTTGGCTATTTTAGAGGGGGATATTCCTTGTTTAATTCGTAGTAGGATGTAGTGGGATTCGCCTTCAAACCATTTCTTTCCATGTCGTTGAGGGAATTGCATTTTTAGGGGAAAACTATACGAGTGGATAACTCAAATCCGTTTTTACCTGGTCTGTTTAATCATCTGTATCATCTTCATCATCACTATCGACGATGTTCGATCCATAGTAAAAGTTTACAATGATGTTATGACCCACTTCATCAAGATGGATACGATACCCGTCTCGTTTCTTGTCTTTCTTGTTTATATTGATTCCGATTGTCTGGTTCTTATTCGCACTCTCGATGAAACGAGTAATAAGCATACCGTATGTAGGGGTTGATTCTTGACTAGGCTTCTGAATTTTCAACTGACCGCCATTAGAACGTAGTCGCTTTATTTCATTGAGTGTGGCTGTATCTCTAATGAGAGGATAGATCGTTTCGATATCATATTCTCTTCCTTTTCCAAGATGTCCTATAGAATCGAACTCTTCTTTTGTAACGTGGAATACGGTAGGTACTGTCCATGCAGTTTCTGATTTTTCGCGTGCAGTTTTTGGTCTAAAGTCTTGTTCCTTAAATTCAGATGGATTCTTCTCATGTAACGTTTTCATGATTGTGATTCGATCGTTTAATGTATTCCAGAGGTGCTCTGGGAAATGTAATGTAAACTTGTCAACATAAAGTACATCTCCATTGGCTCGTCCCGCTACTTGTAGAAGATCTGCTATGTTCTTCATATGACCGGATGAGAGAATCATATCTGTAAAATTAAACCCTGTAGTGTTGAATGTAATTCCTCTGATGATTGTTAACCAACCTGTGATAGCAAGCGAGTCATTTGGATGTAGTTCATTCCATTTCTTAAACGTTTCATATGGTTCACCTGTTATTGAATGCTTTTGCCTGAACGTTTCAATAGTTTCGAATTTTCCACGTGGATCGTAGAATCCCTTTGCTCTTTTCTTGTCACCATTGTCCACATATACATGGAACCCTTTTCGTAGGAAGATGTCTCTCATCTTATAGTGACTCTCTTGCGTTAACGAAGCAGGAGCAAATACGATTCTCCTTTTGTGGTCTTTCCATTGTTCTAATACTTCCGATGCATAGAGAACTGTGTCCTCTGTCATGGATTTAATCGAAAAATCATGAGAATGATCGTTGAGCCATCTATATTGTTTCATGAGATCACTATAGTTGGAGTTCAAAACGCTGTTTTCATCCATCGTTTGGATGAGGTGGTTGATGTTTTTCAGCTTTGTGATACCAGCTTTCTTAAGATTCTTCCAAAAATCCTCCAAAGGTGTGGCTGTGATGAAGTGAATATCACGAATTGTATTGTCTTGTAGTGGGTCTTGAACGGTAAACTGATTGGAAATGTCTTTCAAAAATGCCATAATGAGACGCATGTTCTTATCGGCTTCATCGAACATAATCGTCAATGTGATGCGATGGATTCCAATCTTTGAAAAATCATAGCGACGATTCTTTAAGGTTTTGAGAATGTCGACTAAATCACCTGTTCTTTTTTCATGGGTGCACATCACAATTAAATCGGGTAAATCGTCTGCTTTTTTCAACCTCATCATTCGGGCCCAAAGCTGATCAATGTTTCGCATGTCTGAGTCAGATCGGCTTGATAATAGAAGTGTGTTTAATGAACCGCGTTGGTTGTTCACACGCACCTTCCATTGAGCCGTTTCGGATAAGTTGTTGTTTGTTAACACAACTGTTATATGATGCGTTCCATTTTCAATGTTACCACAGTTTGCTCTGCTTAGAATCGAGAAATGACGAACGTAATCGATTGCCTTTTGGGTCTTACTTATACCTGCGGGAGACTGCATGAGTGCATTGTTTAGTAACAATGAGACTGAATATAACGTGTTCTCCATTTATTATGATTCAATTGGCTCTGTTTAAATACCTCTTAACGAAAAA